CATAACCTTCGTGATAATATCCACCACCAGCACCACCACCCTCAGCAGTTAGAACTAACGCTGGAGCTGAACCAAAAACTGAATCTGTACCTTTTTCGCCTGGCGAATAAAGTTGTTGAACGGGAGTTTCTGGCATTGGGTCGTAAGCCCAAGTAAATCTTTGTGGTTGAAATGGTTCATAACCAGATGATGCAACTCCAAGAGGGCCACCTCCTCCAGCACTTCTACCACCAGCACCTACTGATACTGGAATACTTGTTCCACCAGTTACTGGATAATCTTCATAAAATATTAAACCACCAGCACCTCCACCACCACCAGCAGTATTATTATATCCACCAGCACCACCAGAACCACCTCCTCCAATAACTAAAATATCAACTGCTGATGTTGTAGGTTCTACTGAGTAAGTTCCAGAACCAGTATCAGTAATAGATGTTCTTTGTATTGATGGAGAGGGTAAAGGTTGATTTGGATTTGTATTTGCATAAAAATCTGAAGAAGAATTATATACTGCGTTTGAATTTTCTGAAGTATCTATACCACCTTCACTATTAAACTCATCAACAATACCATCTACTAAATTAAATATTGTCAAACCTTCATTGACTGCGTGTTTAAATCCTAATACACCAATATTGAAAGGTGTATTTGTGTCTGCTAAATCGGTATCAATTTCAGTTTTTGTAGATGTGATACTTGCACTAGGTGATATGTCTGCATCAGTGATAGTTCCATCTGTGATGTCAGTTGATTTTATCTGAGTTAAACCAGTTAAGGGATTTGGCATAATTTATTTCCACTGCAACGCAACACCGTGTATTTTATTTTCAGCAGTTTGATTACTTCCAACAATTTTCCAACGGACTTGTACTTGAGGTTGGCCAGGTGCAGCTCCAGTTAATGTAGTAGAACCAGAATATACTTTTGTACCACTACTACCACTTACATAACCAGTATCTGTTAATGTGATTGCATCGTAGTTAGTGTTATCTCTGGTTGCAGAAACTGACACATCTGTATTTAAATCATCACTTATTTCTGCAAATAAAACTATTCTTGCTTTAGTTGGTGTTGAGTTTGCAGTAAATGTATCTGATACTAATGTGCTACTTGTGGATGTAGTTAATGCTTCCATTTCCAATACGACTATTTGTCCACTACCACCATCACCGCCTGGAATATTATAATAAGAGGGGCCTGAGCCACCTGGCCCACCACCGTGTGAACCACCTCCACTACCAGTGTTTACAACACCAGCATATCCAGTATCAGCTGCTAAAGTATGTGTGCTCTGTGGATTGTGGTTTCCATCACCACCACCACCTTCACCACCTTCTGTTTCACCGCCTGGAGCATATCTACCACCAGAACCACCGCCACCAACTTTACCATCTGAATGACCATAACCAGCAGGAAACCAATTTAATTGTGGATTAGGAGGCCCTACTGCAATACCATCACCACCAGCACCAGCGTTTGCACCACTAGCAGCATTACCTTGTTCACCAGCACCACCGCCTCCTCCACCAGCATAACCTGGCCCAGAAGCATAACAGATACCACCGTCAAATCCTTGTTGTGTTAAATCTCCAGCAGGATGTCTATTTTCTCCAGTTTCACCTTCACCTACTGTACCTTCTTCGTAACCACCACCTCCACCAGAACCACCAGGCAATCCGTCTGTTACTTCTTGGCCAGGAAAATCTTGGTCAGACCCAGATTCGTTAATAGTATATGCATGGCCACCAGAACCACCACCCTCTGCCGTAATTGTTGGGCCAAAAGTTGAATCATCGCCTGGTCGTGAGTTTCTTCCTGCTGGATTATCTGGGGTTGCTATTGAAAGGGGAAAGATAGTTGGAGCATCGCCAGGAAAATATGGTTGTATTGCTGTTGGATAAGATGGGTGCCAAGGATGAAATCTACCTTCACCACCAGCACCAACATTTACTGCAACACTAGCACCACCAGTTACTGGAACATCAGCATCTAAAACAACACCACCAGCACCGCCGCCGGCACCTCCACCAACACCCATTCCACCGCCACCACCAGCGCCACCACCACCGATTGCAAAAACTTTAACGACAGTTGTAGTTGGTTCATTTGAAAATGTACCAGGCCCAGTTGATGTTAATCTTGTTAGAGTTGCTTGAGGTGTAGGAATAGGAGTAGGGCCGTCTAAATTTGAATAAAAATCGGAACTAGCATCATATTTTGAAGTTGCATTTTCTGATGTGTCTATACCACTTTCATTGTTGAATTCATCAACAATACCATCAATTAAATTGAAAACAGTAAGTCCTTCACTTACTGCCATCTTAAAACCTAAGACACCAATATTAAATGCGTTTGTACTAATTTGAGCTGCATCTAATCCAGCAACTTTAGATTCTGCAATACCAGCAGTTGGACTAATGTCTGCATTTTTTACTTCAGCGTCTTTTATGTTTGATGATTTGATAGTTGTTAATGGCATATTTATCTCTGGTATCTTGCAACTACAACATCACCGTCAGATAATGCAGATGCAAATGTTACGGTTGTACCACTTACAGAATAAGCAGATGTTGGAATTTGACAAACTCCATTGATAAAAATAAATACATCATTCACTAAAACTTCGTGTGATAATGTCATAGTGGTTGTTGAACTGCCACTTACAGTAAGTGTGTCTAAATTAAAACCAGTTCCTCTTCTTACTGATGTTTTAATTCCTAAATCTCTAACTTCTATTTCAGCAGATGCAGCTGGGGCAGATGTAAATGTAACAGTTGCACCAGAAGTAGAATAGTTTGTTGATGGTTTTTGAACAATACCGTCAATCGTTACTAATAACGCACTTGCAGCTGAAATTGTTGATGATGTGACAAATGCAGTTGTTGAATTATCACCAGTAAATGTATCTAGTGTAAATGTTTTTAAAGTATCGTCTAAAAGAGATGCAGTAATAGAACCAGCTGCGATTGCAGTTTTTTCTGTACCAGGCCCTAAACCTTTATGAATGATATAAACTTCATCACTTCCAGCTAATGCTTCAGAAAATTCTAAAATCTTTGGAACACCGTTTGCATCATCTTTGATAAAATATGCAACATCTGGTTCTTGTCTAATATTATTTACAAACACTTCTACATTTGATGCATTTAAGCCAGGAATCTCTCTTGAAAGAACAAGTGAATTTGCAATACTATTATTTGTACCAGTATCAGAACCTACAAAGTCTTCTTTTGCAAATGTGTTTGCTGGAATATTTAAAAATGAACTACCTATATATGCCATTTACAAACTCCATTAAGTTACATCTTCAAGAATTGATGCAACAACATCTAATGTAGCTGCACTTCCATATACTAATACTTTATCGTCACTATTTAAAACAACCTTTTGTCCAGACACAATTTTAAGAGTTGATTGTGGTGGAATAGGTGCATCTTTTACAATATGAAATGCTTTGTAGATTACTATCGTACCAGCTGCAGTTCCATTTGATGCACTTGAATTTTGTGCGTATGTAAATGTAGTTGCACCAGTTCTTGTAATCTTGTAAATTCCATTAACATAGTTTGTTGTAGAACCAGTTACATTAACATACATACCAGTTTGTAATCCGTGTGCAGTACCACAAGTTACTGTTGCAACATCACTTAATGATACCACACTTGAAATTGTACCTAGTGTTGCACTAGTGTCTTGAAGATATGCAGTTGCTGTTATTGCAGTATTACCAGTATTGGCTGCATCTAATTCAATAAGAATTGAATTTACTCCAGAACCATTGTTTGCAGTATAAACTGTTTGTGGGCCTGTTAAAGAATCGGTTGCAGTTGACTGATAATATTCTCCAGCAGAACTTACACTTACGAATGAATTTTTAAAATTATTTGCCATTTGTGTCTCTCTTTATTTATCCAAGTGCAACTGCGACTGCAATCGCAAACCCTTGTGTTGTTGCAGCTGTTGATTGTGAAGTCCCATCAGCAAATGTTAATGCACCAGAACTTAATGTTACACCAGCAAAAGTGCTACTACCAGAAAATGTATTATTACCACTAAAAGAAATATTTGCAGTTGCATCAAAGGCAACAGCATTTAGTGCTACTATCGCTTCTACTACATCTGTTGAAGATGCAATAGTACCAGTTGCAGCTAGTAAGTTTGCGATATCACCAACATCACTCGCAGTTGAGTTAAATGTCGTTCTAAAAGTTTCAAACGAATTTGATGCTAATACGCTTCTATCTGCCATTGCTCTTCTCTAACATTTGTTTCATCATACTTTTCATTTCGTGCATTTCTGACTTAATAGTATTTATCTCACGAACTGCGTTTCTTAATTCATCTCTTTGTCTTTGTGCTTCCATTCTTCTTTTTCTAATTTTATTAAATGCACTTTCATCTGTATTTAATATTGCACCAGAGTAAGTATCTCTTACTAAATGGTCTTTATCCTTTACTTTTAATTCTGATATTTCTGACATATTCTATCCAGTTGCAACAACCCTTAATCTTTTTATAATTGGTGGATTAGTTGAATCTGTTCCTCTCATTCTTATTTTGATTTGGAACGCATTAAAGTCTGCAAGGTCTTTCGCAGAATATTCGTGTTCTATAAAGTCATCTCTTGTAGTAGATGAGTTAGTAGTAATATCTGGTTGTCCATTTGTATTAAAGAAAGTATAACCAACATCATTAAAGTCTGATGAATCATCAGTTCTTAATGTTTTAAACATTACATCAATAGTTGATGTTGCTGGTCTGACTGCATCAAATTTTACATTAATCTGATTGGCTGCACTCTTCATTTGAACTTGTCGTGTTAGATATATTGCTTCTAAACTATCACCCTCTGGTTCAGTTGCTGGAACATATAATGTAGTTGGATAAACATCTGATGAACTTTGAACATTGTTAAGTCTATGAGTTATAGTTGCAATAGATGCTCTATCTAAATCAATAACTGGTGTTAAGTTATCAAACTCTGAAGACATAGTTAAAGTTAAGAAGAATGATTTAGATGAATTCAATTCGTTTGTTTCATTAATTGTTGATGTAATCATTCTTGGTACATCAAAATAATAGTTTCTACCTAATACTATTGGTCTAGATGCACTAGTAGATTGTAAATTAAATGATGTTTGTGTACCGTCAACAGATGTTGCAGTTGTTGTTCTAATGTTTGCAGTAATTTTTGTATTTGGATATTCAACATTACTTACAAGTGGTTTCATAACATCCATCATTGCATTTTCAGTTACAACAGTTGTTGAATCACCAAATTTAATACCAGAGGTTGCATTTGAAGCTGTTGTTGCAGTTGCAGTCTGGGTTGCAAGTGTATTTGCAGTTGTAATTGTATACGAATCAATTCCTACATTTCCGACTGATGTATGAGTTCTATTAATTTGGTCTAATGGTATTCCATCTACTTCATATAATTCTATACCAGCACCAGAACTATGTGCAATCGCACCAGTAGGTCTTGTTATACTGGTTACAGAAGAACCAGAAATAGTACCACTAAAGATTTCATCTTCTCTAATATCACCAGTAGTTGAATCTCTTGGAACTGTAATTTTTAATCTTACTGAACCACTGCCTGGGAAACCAGTATTACTAGTTAATGTTAGTGAAGTATCAGAGGCACCAAAAGCACCGTTAAGAGTAGTTGAAACTCCAGACGATACACCACTAATTGCAACATTATTTGTTGTTGCATACATATGGTGGTTTCTATGTGTAACTTTTACTACACCAGAACTTGCAAGTGATTCTAATGAATTTTGTTTTAATGTTCTAGTTTCTACTGAATCATTTGTTAATACTAGATTTGATGTTTTACTTGTATCAAATTTTGCACGATAAAGTGAGAACTTAATATCTTCATCTTGATATGCGTTCCAAGTTCTATTGTTTTGAGATTTAAATAACACACCAAGATATGGTTGGTCATTAACAATCGTTCCAGTATCAATATCTGCATCACCTAATTTAGAAATCCAAAGTTTATAATCTCTTGAATCTGTTTTCACAACCAATGCATATTCACTATGGTCTGCAACATAAATTGGTGATTCAAATTCAAATGTTGTAGCAGTAGTTGCGTTATCTGATAATAATATTTCAGAAGACTCTAGTGTTTTAGATGCAAGTGGTAATAATTTCTCAGTTGGATAACCATCTCTCATCTCTCTGATTTGAACAGTTACTGGAACTCTTTCATCTTTTTCTTGGAAATATAAATCTACTTTTGTAATAAACTCACCACCAACACTATCAACAATAAATGATTGTGCAAGCGGATCCCAAGGCTGTATTAAAGTTCTACCTCTATGTTGGAAACTTCTTGATTCAAAAACTTCCTCTTGGAATAATTGTCCGTTTCTTGTTCTTGTAACAGTTTCTTCAATAGTGTTTAAGAAACCTCTTGCAGTATAGATACCCTCTGCATATGTTTCTACACCTTCTAAATTGACATCATCTGCTTCATTAATTCTAGAAGATGTTAATCTGAATTGTCTTTCACCAGTTTTAAATGCTGGGTTGCCTGGAGCGTTAGGGTCTGGAATACTAAAGACACCACTTATTGAACCAGTAGGGCCTGTTATGAAATTATTACCATCTTCACCTGGCGGTAATAGTTTTTGTACAGTTCCACTTTCTGGAGTCTGTGTTCTTGTTCCAGTAAATAAATTATATGTAATCTGAAGAACAGAATCTCTAGGAGTGCCTGGAGTTTCTGCACCAACTGGTGGTACTATTCCGTCAATAGTTGCACTTGGATTTGTTAAATTCTGGAATTGTACAACAGAACAGAATTGTGTTAAATCAATATTAGTTGTTGCATCTGCATTGAAAAATTCTACACCATATAATCTATGTCCAGCACAAGTATGAATAGGGTCTTCTGCTCTTTCAATCTGAATTCTCCAAAACTTTTCACCTTGAATGTTAGGGCCAACTACACCCTCAGCTGCAGTTGTAAAGTCATAAGTATAAAATGCATTACTATTTCTTGAGATGTTTATTGTTGTATGTAATGAGAACTGTCCTACTGTATTAAATCCATATTCAGAATCAGAACTCATAATTTTTGCAACATAATCGTGTGCAGTATCGTTATTATCGTAACCAAATCTAATTTTACCTATGGCAGTCCAGTTTGGAGTTTCTGGTAAAGTGATTGTTGTTAATGTTCCACCAGGCTTACCACCATCTGGAACACAGAAATCACCAATATATTGTCTATCAAAGAAAGGATAAACTCTTGTTTTAGGTTTCATTTTAGATGCTCTAAATGTAACATTTCTAGAACGAATAAATGGAACTACATCTTGTCTAATTAATTCATTACCGATAGGTTTATGGTCATTAACTTCAGTTACAAAAGTTCTTGTACCATTTCTAACTTGGTCTGTTAAAACTAATTCCCAAAGACCACCTCGTCCCCAACCATTACTAGTTTGTCCGATAACACCAGATGAAATAGTTTCCCAAGCATTCCATATAGTACCTAATGCATCTTCACCACCAGCGGCTTGTAATATCTGGTCAAAGTTACCCTCTAAGTTAATTACAATTTGTGGAAGTTTATTTACTTCAAACCATTCATCACCAGATGGGTCTAATTCTAATACACCAACCCAAGCAAAGAAGTATGCAGCTTGAGCACTTTCTACTCTAGTTGCAAACTTATTTCCAACAGTTTCAACAGAAGTAAATGGTAGCATACATTGGTCACCAATTTTAGAATAACCATCATTTGCTCTTGCAGTAGAATCTTCGTTTTGTTCTATAAGTGCAACATTCTTCATAGAGTATTTTGGTCTTAGTGTTCTGTTTTCATAATCTATTGCACAACTATAATCTTGGTGAGATACATCACCAGTTTTATGTCCAGTAAAATTATCAACAACAAAACCAGATTTAAATCTATCAAATCCGTTTGCATCTAATACTTGGAAGTTTTCTGTTTCTGCTTCTAATAAGTTAAGAGTTGTATAATCTTCTAGTCGTTCTATTCTATTTTCTAAACGACCAATATCTCTCATTGTAAATCTGTTATTTTTTTGTATTCTTAAAAATATATCTTGTTCTGGTTCTTTGACATAAGGTTGCATTAATACATCAACTATTTTCATAGCTTCATTTTCAGATAATGGTTTAGGTGGTTCTGTTATTTCTGTTTCAACATCTAAACCTTCTTTAACTACAAACTGTTTATCTTTAGTTAAGAAAACACTATCTGTTCTACCTACATAAAAATCTAAATCATATTGAAAGTTAGAATTGTCTTGTGGAATATTTGAAACTATTGAACCAGCTGCAGAGAAGTTTCTTTGTGCAAAGTTAAATGTATAATCATTTACTCTTTCAGTAGATAAACTTTGTGATGATGTTGTTACAGTAGATATTGTATCATCATTTGCAACAGTAGGTCTAAAATCTATTGAGTCGTGTAATAAGAATCTACCTCTAGGTTGTCTTTGTTCTGTGTCTACTCTTGTTGCAAGGTATGTAGGAATTTCTTTATAATCTATGTTTGAATATGAATCTACATTGAAGAAATCACCAGTACCGTGAGTAAAGTGGTCGCATACAATTAATAATTTACCAATAGGAACATCAACATTTGTTTTTCTGATTATTCTAGAAATATCATAATATGAATCTCTCATACCATCATCTAATACATAATTACTAGTTACTACTGTATCACCAGCAGTAACAACAGTAGTTGTACCAGTTGCACCACTTGTTAAACCAGTAAATGTTTCACCGTCTGAAAAGTTTTTATTAGATAATAAAACATAAAAGAAAGTAGTTGGGCCTGTGTTAATAAGAGAACCTATTGCACCACTAGTTGTACCTTTTATTCTTTCACCTTTAGTAAATGTTCCACTTGAAACTGTTCCAGTAAATTGTGGAACTAATGGGTCGGTAGATGCGTTTGCAGATTCGTATATTGCTCTTATTTTATATACATCAGTTCTACCTAAAGAAATCTCTTTGTGATGTGCAGATGTACCATATTGTACACCACCACCTACACCATTGTTATCTACAATAACTAAATGAGCAGGATTGTTTGTTTTGTTTTTTTGTTGTGCAGTAGTTTTTGAAATTGTTGCAGTCACTTTAACTACACAATCTGAAGATGTTCCGAAAACAGTTGTATCAGTAATTGTTGCAGTTTTAGAATCACCAGCCAATACAGCAGAAGTCATATCATCAATATCAATAATATCTCCATCATTACACCCACCAGAACCATCATCTAAAATAGTAATTGCATAATTTGTATTAGATAGTGCATTAAATGTTTCGTTAGTTCCAGCAGTTATTACTATCTGTCCAGATGCATTTGATGTAACAATAAATTGTTTCTTAAATGTATAAGAAGTTTGTGATACACCATTGTTGTCCGTAGTCAACATTGTTTTTGCATATTTCTTAACTGTTTTTCTTAAAAGAATATTTTTGTTTACATCATTAATTTTTGTTCTTGTTCTAATTGCACCAACACTTGTTACATTACTAGAGATTAAAACTATATCTGAATTACCAGTACCAGCAGTATCTGGAGTTGTAATACCAGAGTTTACTGGATATGTAGCTGTATTATTTGATGCATATGTAATAGTTGCTTTACCATTATATCCGTTAATTGCGTGGTCTTTAAATACAACAGTTCTACTTCCAGAACCACTTAATACTGAACCAGTAGTTGCAGTGAACGCTCCAGTTGCAGTAAATGTTGCAGTACCACTAGAACGAGTAGTATTAGATGTGTTTACAACTGCACCACCTTGAATACAGAAATAAGTTGCAGAAGTATTATTTGTTACACTTTCAATAACAATTTTTTCTGTTGCACTAGCAGCACCAGTTGGAACTTCTAAAACATCACCAGCTTTTAATTCAGTATTAAATAAAGTGTTTTGTCCAACTAAAGTATTTGTGTTTCTTGTAAGTGATACTGTACCAGTAAGACTGAATCTACTTTGCATAGTACAATCAGCACTAAAGTTTGCTTGATTTGAATCATCATCATTCATAAAGACTTGTCTTACTTGACTAATGTCAAATGACTCTATTGCACTAATTGTTAAATCTGTTGTTGTACCATTTTCGTGTACTAATTCATCTGATTGAGTTGATGCACTTGATTTTACTTTTTCACCACTTGAGAATATACCATTTACATTTGTAAGATAAACTGCATCTGAACTAACAGAGTGAACAAATCCAGTTGCACCAGAATTTGCACCAGTTATTTTTGCCCCAGCAGCAAATTCAGATGAAGTTACTACTCCACTAAAATCAATCTCTGTAAACATTTTAATATCAAATAATCCAAGATTAAATGTTGAATCATTATCTGCACTATTTGATAAAAAGTCAGTTACTGTGGAATTATTTGCAGCTGTATCAAAACTTCTTACTCTTGCAACACCAATTTTTCCACCGTCTTCTGTTAAAATACTATCTGTTTCTATTCCTCTTCCTGGCCCGCCAGTTGTTCCAGTTACTTTAGATGCTGTAAAATTATCGTGAAGTGAAACTTCCATAAATGGTTCATCAATAGAACCAGGCGTTTCTGGAGATATGTCTGGAGAACCAAATGTATTTTCTACTACGATTGTATTACCAACTTCAACTGGTGTGATTGCGTTATCAACATTATCAGTTGTTCTTGGTTTTCTAATATCTATAAATGTTGGGTGACTTTTTTCTATTTCATAACCAGCAACATATGCCTTACCAGGCGTTAGATGTAAAGTAAGTAAATCTTCAGATGCTGTATTTCCACTATCAGTAGTAGCACCAGATTCAAATATTCCATTATTAATACCATCAGCTAAAGTTTCTCTTGCATCTGGTTTAAAATCTCTAACAATATAGTGTCCAGATTCGTCATAAGTTCTTCTTGCAAGTGTTTCACCTAATACTGCATATTCAGTATTTCTTGATGCAGATAAAACATTACCAAGATTTACTCTCATTATTTCTACAAAATTTGTATCATTAGTATCTGTTAAAGATAATTTAGAAAGTGTTAATGAGATTTTTAATCTATGAGCACCAGCTGCGTTTTCGTTTGATGTACCAGTTGCATTATCATATAATGTACTATCTTCTTCTGGAGTTACTAAATCTTCTGTAACTGTAAAACCTATTCTATATGATGGTGTGTTTCCATACTTATCTAAAACTAATGTTTGTTCTGTAACATTTACAAAAATACCTCTAACAAAATATGTTCCAGCCGCAACTGTTACTGCTGAACCTATTGCAGTTGCATCTGTTGATTGACAAGTTAATGATTCTTGTCCAGCAATAAATGAACCGACTGCACCGTTAGCTGTTAAGTTTTCACCATTAGAAAATACAAAAGTTTCACCAGTTAAATCTGGATTTAAATATTTTACAAATAAAGTGATTGGGTCATCACCACTTGCAGCTGCAGTTCCTACAACTTTTGCAGATACTCCAGATGTTGCACCAGTAATAACTTTATCTACATAAGATGAAATATTAGATGTAATGTCTGTGGTATTAAATGTTCCTTGAACTTTAACAGCATAATACTGTTTGTCCATTCCAACTTCACCACCAGATATAATTGCACCTTCTTTAAAGATGTTTCTACCCATTTCTTCAACTTGATTTTGAAGTATAGATTGTTGTGTGGTTAGTTCTCTAGCCTGTACTGCAAAGCCAGGTCTATATAATACTTTATGAAAATTTTTACTTGTATCAAAATCATCATAATATGGTGATACATTTAGATTTGTTTTTTGTGCCATTCTTAAAACTCAACTATGATTTTAACATCCTCTGTTTGGTCAGATGCTCGTGAAATAGGTCTTCTGTTTTCTATATAAATTATGTCCCCACTATCTGGGTGCATTTCTGGATTTGCATATCCACTTGAAAATGCGATACTATCAACAGTTTCAGAACCAGTTGATGATGGAGTGCCAGATGCACTAGAGTCTGCACCAGATACTGCATTTGCACCAGAAAATAAAACTGTGTTACTTGCAGTATTAACACCATAATTTGTAAATCTTTCTTGTTGATAATATAAAATCTTATTTGTTGCATCCCATTCAACGACTCTACCGATTGCACCAGTAGTTGCTTGAGTTATTTTTTCATCTGCATCAAAATCTCCACTTGGTGAAGGAATATAAATTGCATATGTTTGTCTGGCAGTAGATGCTGTAAATAATGACGAACTGTTAAATTGAGTAGGATTTTTCATAATACCTACTTGTCTAAAGTCGTTTGCAACAGTAATATCATTACCTTCTTCTTGTTCAAACTTTGTATTTAAAATTATATAGTGTCCACCTAATTCTTCAACTGCATCGTGTCCGTGACCAACTTGAGGTGATATAATTGGAGTTATAGTTCCAGCACTAGCTGAATTCCAAGTTGATAAAGTACCTCCACTTATTAAAGATGTTGCACCAGCATTTGTATAAACATTAGTTCCTGCCAAATCTACTGTTGCAAAAGTATAATTTGCACCACTAGCTTGTACTGATGATACACCAGTTTCACCAAATCTTGTTATTACATTTGAACTCACAACAACCTTTAAGATTCCACCAGTTCCGTCTCCAGCAACTTTAACATAATAAGTTCCATCTGGATATCCACTACCTTGACTTGTTACCAAGAAAGTATCAATAGGAGCACCATTAAAAGGTGCAGAGTCTGTACTTGTTGTTACTGCACCAGATGATACAGTTGAGTCTGTTGCGACTGCCATAAAGTCAGTTGTTAAAAATTTGTCTACTTGAGTGGTTGTCAATGTGTACATATATTGTAAATAATAACCACCAACAAATTGTTTTACTGGGGAAGTAAAAGTAGGTTCTGTTGAAAGTGCGATTTTTACTCCAGAAGAATTTAAGTTATATAAAACTTTGTAAACTCTGTAATCTGAAGTTATGAAAAAATATGTAGAATCAACAAGATTACTTGCACCAGTTTGATTTGAAGGATTAGCTGCACTAATGTTATGTTCGTACATATCGTAAGTAGTACCAGATGTATATGTTCTTCTAGGAACACCTCTTGATACATCAGAAGATGCAATCGCATTTGCACCTAACATTGAGTCCCATCTATAATTCTCTGATGTAATATCGTCTACTGGACTTGGTGGAGAAGTATCACTTCCACCAGAAGTTCCACTAGTAAAAGGAGTTGATTTTCCTACAAACATATAATAGTTTTCGTTTGTTTCAGAAAATGATTCCTCAAACTGAGCAGCATTTGTTTGTCTAAATTTTTCTGTAATAATTGCAGCCATTGTATTTCCTTCTACTATTTAGTCCATCTTATGACGGTTCTGTTGGCCAAGTGACTTTATTTACTTTGTCCTCAGTATCTAATCCATTTGTTAAATCTCTTAACTCTTGTCTATAAGTTTTCCAATCAGAACTCATTGTCACATCAGAGTTTGCTCTCCAATCTGATTCACTTAATTTATTATTTCTTTCATTTCTTAAACCAGCAATCGCTCTATCGTAAGCACCTTTTGCCCACTCTACATCTCTTGCTTCAAGTTCTTTTATTTCTGAATCGGTCAAAGGTATTTTTTCACCATTAACCATTTTATGTGTGTATGCCATTTTTATCTCCTATAATTATTGACATTAACCATTAACTAATTCCATATAGTTTAATAAATCCATTAGCAAAGTTACCAGTGCTTGGATAAAATCTTAAACCATCTTGTGCTTGTGCAGTCGTTGAACTTGCAGCTATCGTATTTGCTACTAAGTTTGTACTACCAGACCAAAGACTTTGTGACCCTATAATAGTTGTATAATCATTTGCATCGTTAGGATTAACAATATAAAAATATCCATTTACTGGAGTGGTTGTAGCACTTTCTTGTGAAGACCAAGTTGCAGTATTATTCATAAATCCTTGTGAATCATCTCCATAACTGCTTATACCACTTCCGTGAGCAGAAGCACCAGTTGAATGATATCCAGAACTTAGTATACTTGCACCACTCATAAAATACACTCTTATAATCAAATCTGTACTTCTTTGTATATTATAAACACATTTATAAGAATCATATCCAGTCATTAATCCTTGAAACTGTACATCAGAAGATGATGATAATGTTGTTTTATTTAACAATGTTAAACCACCAGCAGTACCAAATTCAAATGCATTTCCAGCTTCATTAACTTTAAGTGCATCTCCAGCAGAACCTAAAGTATTAATATTAAACAATCCTACTTTATCTACAAAAGTTTCGTCAAATAATATTCTGTGATTTGCATTTGTACTAGAAACATCTGTTCCATCTAAAACTAAAAAATCACCAGCATCAGCAGTACCATTAGTAGAATTTAAAATTATAGAGTCTGATGAAATATTATTTACTGCAGCTGATTGTAACTCATCACGAGTGACTGCATTAGAAGAAATTTCTGTTGAACCAACTGCATCATTTGGAATTTTTGCAGAGGTAACATTATCGTTTAAAATCTTTGCAGTAGTGACAGCATCATCAGCAATTTGAGAAGTCCCAATCGTTCCAGATTGTATTGCACCTACTGGTATTTTACTTATTGGCATTTATGAAACCTTCTTTCCAAAGTAACCAGTTGTTTCATTAATTTTCCTAGTTTCACCTTCTTTGTTTGCATCAAAAGGTGTTTTTGGTAATTCTATATAAGTAGAACCATCTGGTCTTTTTAACTTTGCACCACCAGTTGGTGATTGTTTTGTGATTCTAGTTACCATTCTTATTCCTTTTATTTATTTATTATTTCTTAGGATATTTATTTTTCTTATACCACTAAATATCTAACACCAACTTGTACTGTATTGCCTGGTGCAGAAGAAAAAGTTAAGGTTGTACCAGACACACTATAATCAGTTGTTGGTTTTTTAATAACTCCATTTTCTGTAACTATAATACTATTTACTGTATGTCCAGTAGTAATTGTAAATGCAGTTGTTGAACCATCACCAGTAAAATAAGATGATGTATAAGTGAAAGCTGCTTTTGCATTTGTTACTGCGTTGTCTTGAATTTTTGCAGTACCTACTGAATTATCATCTGGAGAACCTAAATTAACTTCGTTTGTTGTTGATAAATGAACTACCACTATGACAGCAGATGTTTCTGGTGCAGAAGTAAAAGTTATAGTTGTACCAGCGATTGAAAAGTTTGTTGTATATTTTTGAAACACACCATTCACAAATGCAATTACAGTTGATGATGGGTTTTGAGGAACTCTTGATAAAGTAAATGCAGTTGTTCCACTTCCTCCAGTAAATGTATCTATTGTTGGAGTTGTATCTGTGGCTGCTCTTGCTTGAACTATTTGTTGTCTACCAAGATAAACTACAAAACATCTTACAGAGTTTGCTGGAGCAGAAGCAAAATTAATTTTTTGTACACCACTAACCATTGCGATATCATATGCACTTCCAGGCTCTTGAATAACACCACCTAAAGAAACTATAATAGAAGTTGCAGAGGCAACATTATGTGTCAAAGTAAATTGTGTAGTTGAACCATCACCAGTGAAGATGTCTTTTTCAAATGCACCAAATGTAGGTTCTTTTCCAATATATGCCATTTTTTATCCTTTAGGGTGTTTATCTTTTATAGCTTTAATTTTTGTTTTCCAACCATCAATTCCATTATGATATAAATCATCTAGTTGGTCTTGAATTGATGGGTATTCTTGTAATCTCTTTTCTGCATATGTTAACTCTCGTGGAGTTGGGTCAACAAATTTGCCATCACTTTGTTTTATTTGACCACATATTACAGAATCAGATACTTCCACAAACCCAACTTCTTGATAAGGTTGTTTCTGTATAACAATATTATTTTCTATTTTTACCCAAGCCATTAGTCTATCTTCCATATTCTTACATTTGCATATACTTCTACATTTACGGTATCATTTACTGCAATACCAGCAGCAGTACCAGATTGAATGAAATGTCTTAATTGAAAAACCTTTTGAGCTGATATAGTAAATCTTCCACTTAACATACTTACACTCGTAGTATAATAACTAGCATGAGAGTTTGATGAAAGACCTACTAAAGTATAACTTGCATCTGTTTCATTATACAAAGTTATTTTATTTCTTGCATTTACATAACCATTTGCCTCTGCTTGACAAAAATATGTTCCACTTGGTAAAGTTATTTTATGACTACTAAGAGATGCTCCTGCAATTTCATTCGTTTTTACTGTTGTTAATTCTCTTGTATTTTGTCCTGCAGAAAAAGTTTGTGCAGCAGTATTATTAGCTTTTTCATCTACTACATGCAATAGAGCTGTTTGAAATGCATTTGCATTGAAACCGTTAACTGTAATTGCACCGTTTAAGTTTAAATTGTCTACTGTTAATGTTCCCATTATTTGGTTACTCCGTATATTGCAAAGTCGTTCATAATTATATTACCACTTCCAAAATAAAGATGAATACCAGTTATCGCAGTTGCTCTACCTCCGAGATCTTGACCTCCATTAAAAGTACCACCTTGACTACTTGCACCATCAACAATTGTATAATCACCTTTAACTATTGTCGGTCTAGAGGTGCTATTTACTTGTGATAAAGTACAAAAAAGATTTAAACCTTCACCAGTTGCGTTACCAGCAGTTTGATAAACCATTCTAATATGGTCAGCTGCATCGTGGTCGTAAGAATGTGTTGAACTTGAATGAACTTCTGTTTCATAAAAATAATCACTACCAGTATGAACAGAATCACTATGTAAAAATCTCATTCTTAATGTTTGTGCATCAGTAACTGGTGTGGCATCTATAAACATTAAATAATTGTCATAAGTAGAATTTATGTATGTACTGTTTATTTCAAATGAAGCGGCAGAAGTTGCACTACCTTGAAATAATTTAATCATACCCACACCAGCACTTCTTAACGACTCTTGAGAAAGTAAAGTTGTTGATGCAGCCCCATCTGTGATAAGTGCAGTACCATCTCTTTTTTGTATACTATCTACTTTTAAAATACCCATTTATTATCCTTAGCTTGGTTCTGTTGGCCAAGTAACTTTTTTTACTTTGTCAACAGTATCTAATCCTTTTGTTAAATCTCTCAGTTCTTCTCTATACACTTGCCATTTACCTTTAGTTGTACTATCCATTCTAGAGTCACTTATGTCTGGCATTTGTGTCCAATCACTTTCTCTTAAAAGTCTATTTCTTATTGGTCTTATTTCATCTAATGCTTCACGAAGTTCACCCTCATCTTTTTTTGCTAATAATTCTGATTCTGTTGGTTTCGTTGTTGATTCGTCTAACCAAGTTAAATTTTTATAATCAGTTTGGTCATTACCCACTAATTCCCATAAACAACCAGGCCAATAGTATTCTAATAATTTTGCTATATTCATATTACTAACCTTTTATCTCTTGAAGAGTTACACAATTTAAAGCCATTGTTCCATTATATTTTTCTGAACTTCTTCTTTGTACATAAATTGCTGAAGACCCTGCCATACAACCAGCTCTAATTGAATATGTTACTGCTGAGGTTGAACTAGGTGAATCTAAAACATTAATATTACATTGGTTAGGCTGACCACCACCCATAGCATTAGTTTGGTGAACTGTTAATATACAAGTACTTCCTCTAAAAACAGTGATACCCCAACCATTTGCGGCTGAACTTGAACCTTCAATAGAACCAGTTATTAAAATTTTACTTGAAGTAGAACTCGGTGTTATTGCTTGTGAGTAAATTTCTGTTCCTTCTGAAACTGTGGGAGTTGTATCATCATCTGGTATTGCAGAAGTAAAAGTTGCTTTTGCAACTGCAACTGTTATTTGTTGTAGAACTATTCCTGCTCCACTAACACTTGAACTAAAAACACCATCAGTAAGAATAGCAGTTCCGTCTTCTTTTTGTAAATTATCTACTTTTAATGTACCCATAAAATCTACCTAAAGTATAACAACATCTCCCTCTATTGTCAATGTATTACCAGAAGTAACCGTGATAGGCCCTACTGCCACTGCATTGACTCCTTGAGGAATTGTAAGTGTTTCATTTAAAAATTTAGTGTTTGCTCTAAACTGTGCTGATTGTCCGAAAGATTGGGGAATGGCATTTGCATCTAGGACATCATTATATTGAACTTTATCACCAGCGTTAGCACTAGCACCATCTGTACCGTCAAGGATTAAATTATCACCAGCATTAGAACCTCCACCATCTGTTCCGTTAAGAATAATATTAACAGATGCACCAAGACTAACTGATGCATTAATCTTAGCAGTTGTGATGGCACCGTCTGCGATACCATCAGTTGGAAGTTGAAAGACAGCCATAATTTATCCTATGATATGGTTGCACCGTTACTAGAAACTACATTCCAGTTTGCACCATTGTAAACTAAAACAACACTTTCACCGATTGCATTAAATACAATACTTGTAGAAACATTGGTAGAGTTTAAGTTACCATTTGATTGTGTCATTGTTGCATTGTTACCAGCAACAGTCATAATGATTATTTTTCTTTGACCAACAAAACGACCAGTTGCAAGAGTAAGTCCAGCAGTACCACTAGCTGTGTTTATAAGTGATACTTCAGTATCTTTATCTAGTGCGTTAGAACCACCAGCACCAGTAATGGTTTCAGTTGATGAACCTTGAAGTGTTGATGTTTTGTTTGGTAGTGTGACTGTGACATTACCAGAATATACAGCGTGAGCTGGAGATTCTATTGCAACATAGTGTGCATTTGAACTCTCACAATATAATCTTACTTGTGATTTTGCACCACTATTTTTTACATCAATAATACCAGTTGTGAAAATGATATCATCATCACCATTTATTTTAAAGTGAATAGTATCATCTGTGTCAGCAGTGATAGATGTATCAGCGTCTGCATCTAAAACTAATTCTTTACCATTAAGGTCAAGTTTAGTTGCAGTCATCTGAAATATATCAGCACCACCTATTTTAAAATCTATTGTATCGTCTGAATCAGCAGTTATTGAAGTATCTGCATCAACATCTAAAATAAGTTCAGAACCATTAAGGTCTAAACTTGTAGCGATTACTGGGGCTGTTAATGTAACTACGGTTGCAGTTGCACTCATCCCAGAAGTTAAAGCAGAACCAGTACCTAATAATGTGTACAGTTCTACAAAGTTATCGTTTGCCTTGTCACCTCCAGCTCTGAGGGTATCGCCTGTCCCATCATTTGCTGAACTTCCAAGTCCGATAGATTGATATGCCATTCCTATATCTCCTATTATCTACTTTTATTTATAATGATTAAGTTGCAGTATTATCAAAAGTTAATCCCATATCTGATAAAGTTGCATCAAATCTAAATGCACTTGCATCAAATGTAGTTGTTATGTTTGCAGTTTGTGAAACACTAAAGTCTGCATCAAATCTTGCATAATCACCACCTAGTGTATCATCAAATTTGTATAGTGTTTGTGAGAAGTCTAGTGGATTAGTTAATCCAGCAAAACCTACATCAAACTTGACACTATTTGAGTCAAATGTTTTATGTGTCTCAGAGAAATCTAAGAACTCTTGACCCAATGTGTCTATTGTCTTACCACCAGCATTGTCTTCATCAAATGTTTGTCTAATATCATCAAATGTTCTAAAGTCCATATCAAATGTTTGGAACATACCAGTTTTAGTAATTCTTAATTCACCTCTTGGTGGTACATTGATTCTTGTAGTAAATGCAGATGGTGCTATAAAGTTTCTACTTTCATCAAAGAACCTTGTTGTAGAATCAAAGTTCTCTTCATCAGTATCACTAAATCCACCAGTAACAGATACTTCATTTATTTTAACATCTTTAAATTGGTCAATAGTAAAATAAGTATCAACATTTTCATCATCACCTAAAAATCCCTCTTGCATAAATCCATATTTCGCAAGGTTAACTAAAAAAGGTGCAAATGATGATGATGTTGCACCACCCATAGTTACTGAAACAGAACTTGATAATGTAAGTTCTCTTTTACTAGATGGTAATACTGTTCCACCACCA